TTTGAAAAACCATACATACTTAGTAGGTCATATTCTTTTTGGTAGCCAGCTGGTATTGAATATACTGGTCTTTTATTAGCTCCTACATAAGTAACTTTCATGTTTTGAGCTATTTTTTGCATCCTTGTTATAAGTGTTTGTTGTGACATAAGACCAGCAAAAGTTTTTAAACCTACTGTTAATGGTCCTAATCCACTATATTTGTGTATTTCATTTGCTCCTCTATCAAGTAATTGAGTTATTCTACCACCACCAGGGAAAACACCGTCATCTTCTATTAATCTTGCTCCAACGCTAGACATAGACATTTCACTTATAATACCCCATTGTTTTAATAACTGTTTATTTTTGGATATTAACTCTCTCGCCTCTGCTGTTCTATCTAGCAACTGTTGCATTTGTTTATATACTGGTCTAAATCCTTGAGAAGCTAATATATTAGACATATCTGTTATACTGTTAATACCAAACATACCGCCTAAATTAATAGCAGCGACATTTTTTAAATTTCTTGCTACTTTTGCATCCCATCTATTTCCTAAATCTGGATGTATTAATGTTCCTAATAACTGGTCACGCATATCTTCTATGTTTTGTACTTGTAATGTTCTTTGTAATTCTAATTTATCTATTTCATTTTGGTTTTTTGCTCTTATTATCGCATCATCATATATTTCATTAATCCTACTTAATTCTTTTGCCATAGATATATCACCATATTTATTAGCTAGTTCTATTCTTGGTGCAATTTTTCTATAATATGTTTTAAAAACAATTTCTGGATCAGTTATAGCTATTCTTTTTAACACGTGTATTGGCAAGTTTAATGATCTTTCCATTAAAAATCCTGATCCCTTTCTTACAGAGCCAGATGTATTTTGAAAATTTCCACTACCCTCTTTAAGCATTTTTCGTACAGTTTCTTCTGCTCTTTCAAATGCTTCTTTTCTTGCACCACTAAATGTTTTTGCTATTTCATTTGTAACCCATTCTCTGTTTCTCCTTATTGCGTTTGTATCATATATAATTGGAACATAATCAGATTGAAACTTAGGTTCAATATTAGGTTTGTAATTTGCTTTATTGTATTGTTCTTGTTTAAGAGTAATATTTATTCCCTCTAATTCTTTTGTTAGTCTTTGTATAACTTTAGCTCGACCTAGTTTATTGCCTTTCCCACCTCTTACACTTTTAATTGTTTTCTCTAATTTAGTTGCTCTATCTTCTAAATTTTTTATAGTTTTACTTAGTGTTCTACCATAGTCATCATCTAGCAATCCTGTTCTAATTAAATCTCCTCTAAAATCATCATATACAGAACCATATATCTTTGAATTTTTTTGTACTGAATCATATATTTTCTTTAATTCATCACGGTTTGTAGTGTTTAATAAGTCTTGATGTCGGTTAAGAAATTCGTCTAAATTTCTGGATTTATATCCTCTTTCAAAATATAGTAGTTTTTGTAAATTTCTATAGCTTACAGGAAGTTTCTTTTTGCTTTGCTTCCTAAACATTTCTGCGAATCTTGCTCCTTGTATATTTATATCTATATCATCAGCAGTACCCGGAAATTTAAAACCCTCTCTAATATCATTAACTTCCATGTAAACATCTTGAATAGCTTTTTTAACTGTATGTATTTTACCAGCGTGATTTTTTTGATATAAAACATTAACAGATGGAGGTACTGCGTCATCTGTTCTTGTTAGTAAATAACTATTATCACCAGCTAACGAAACAACTATATCCAATATTTCATTACCCTCTTTTTTAGTTATTTTACTTGCTTTAACTAGCACATTAACTAAATCATAAGATTCATCTAACCAACTACTTTCCAATCCCATTGGATATTTAAAAACATTTCTTACATATTTATACCCACCGCTATCATCTATTGTTTTTAGTACATCATCTTGCCAGCCAGTATCAATAATTTCATCTATATTATTAAAGTCTACATCTCTTATTCTTTGTTTTGATCCTAGCACATACATTTCATTTCTTGGCATATCTATTAGTGCATTTATTTCATCCCATGAATCATCAAGAATTTTATCAATCCCACTTGTTCTTAGTTTACTGCTATATCTTCCCATCAAACTACCTATAGTTCCACCGAACAACATACCTCCTGTTAGTGTGTATCTTAATTCATCTAATTGTGATGTAGGATCAAGTTTTATTCTTGCAGCTTCCCACGGTAAAATTAATGCTGTTGATCTTGAGCCAGCAATAAAAAAATTTCTAGTCATACTGTTTAAACTATGTATTCCCTTAACAGGATTCATAATTATTAATGGGTCCTGTAATAAAGATGTACTCCACAAAAACAGTTGATAACCAAATCCATATTGTCCAATATGTTCTTTAGCATCTATGTTTTCATATATATTTTTTTGTATAATATCTAGTTCTTGTTCATTGTTAGCTTCGCTAATTTGATTTACATATCTACCATTTTGATGATACATCAATCTCTTGTCACCTAAATCTCTCCACAATTCATTATCTACAAACTCTGTATCTACTCCAAACTCTCTAACTGCATGATCTCTTTGCATCAATGTTCCAATTTCAGATACAGGTAGTGTTGACCATAATGATGACATATCATCCCATATACCTTTTAAACTATGGACAGCAGTTTCAATTGGCCCTCGTTCTTCATACTCATTTATATTTTCTGGCATACTATCTGGGGTAGATGCTGTTTCTTCTGATGGAGAAAAGATATCTCTTTGTATGCTTCCTACTCTATTTTCATTTATTAGTGGCATTAGAATTCTAACTGTGTGCTAAAACTAAATGGATCAAGCAATTCTTTTATACTTTGTGTTTGATGTCTGCCCTCTATTAAGTTTCTTTCCATTTGTTTTTTTAATTCTTCTTCTGATAAAGGTATATCACCAGAGTCATACCATAAAATATTTTTTCTTTCGCCCTCTACTATTCTATATGCTTCTCTTGAAACTCCGTTTCCATCTTCAATGTATACTTTAAAAGCTCTAACAGGATATTCTTGGCCTTCATGTTCTACAGTAGCCTCACTAACATATTCTAATTGCAAATCTTCTGGACTAAAGGGTAGTTGATTTTCTATTAAGTCTGTTATTTTATCTCTGCTTTTATCTAATATACTTACTTGTTCATCTGGGGTATTATTTAGTGTTGCTAATGTTACTGGCATCCTTTCTCTTAAAACAAATTTATTTCTGCTGTTCGCATCATATTGAAACTTATTGCTAAATTTTATCACAGCTTGTGTTGTATATCTTTTTATATCATTATAAGTAACGCCTTGCTTGCTATCGTCTAAATCATTATCTAGCTGGACACTAACCATTTTAATAACTTCGCCTCTTATGTAGTCTGTAAAAATTGTATTACCAGTAGACAATATTTGTGCAAATTTTCCTATTTGGTCTTTAGGCACAGTACCAAACAAATTTTGATCTACTCCTAATTTCTCTGATATAACCTCTGCATTATCAGAATCTAAATCATTAATTCCATCCGTAAGTAAATCAGTAAATGATTTTTTATGACCAACCCCAAAAGAACCAGATCGACCACCAAGTAATGATTCTAAGTTTTGTGTAAAGTCAATTTTACCACCTTTACTTGCACCAGTAACTTCCAATGTAGTTATATCTATTGGGTATTGCTCCCCAGTAAGAAATTTAGTTATTTTGTCCTGTATATTACCTCCTGGCATTGTGCTTAAATTTGGATCAACTCTATAATGAGATAATAATGTTTCTAACATTTTAGCACTTTTACTATCACCAAAATTAATTGATGTTTCGTTTTGTAGTTCTATGTTAGATAATCTTTGTATGGTATCGAATGTGTAATTTCCATCACGATCATTTATAAATGCTTTGACAATAAAATCAGAACCCTTGTCACCTATATAATTTGAATATAATGCCATTGTTGAAAAAGCATCAATACCAGCTTTTCTTCTTTGTTCGGGGGTGCCGCCAAAAGCTACATCTGTTGATATTTCTTGAATCATCTCTTCTGTTACTTTTTCTATTGTGCTGGTTTCTGAATCAGTATAAGAAGCGTTGCCATTTGCATTACTTAGATGAGTAACACCTATAAATTGTGTTTGTTTTGTAAGTAAAAATTTTTCCAGACCACCTCTTAATTCAGATTGTGCTTGTGGTGTTATCCCATAATCGTCTAAGTCATCTATAGTAATTGTTTTGTTCCCAACTTTTACTTCTCCTACATTACCAACTAACAAACCAACAAATGATTTAACATACTTTAAACCTATGTTACCCTCTTGAAATGCCTCTTTAATTATAGCAAATTGTACTAATTGTATATTGTCTGATTGTACTTTATTAGGAGCGTACCTAATATTAAATTCATTAGCTAAAGCCTTTCTCTCTCCCTCATACTCTTTATTAAATTCAAATAAAGCAAGCAACCCACCACCTTCTTCTGCTATTTGTGCATCGTTAATATAGGAACCTGTATGATTGTTCCATTCTGTTACCTCTGCATTTTTTTTTGTTGTTGTTTCATGTTGTTGTCTTAAGCTACCAACATGGTTTATAATTCTGTTTTTTATCTTTACATCTATATCGTTTTTCTGTTTAAGATTTGTAATATTATTGTATGATGGATCATCAACCTCTGCTCTTATTTTTGCGTAAACAGCATCAACATCAAAATTTTCTAAATTGTCTCCATAATCTACTGTACCGATTTGTGCTTTATTAAAATATTCTGGTAAAAACTTTGAAACAGTATTAGCCCAATATTTTACAGCTATATTGTTTGTTTCAATATCTAAAGCTTCTCCATAACCTTTTG